CGCCTGCTAACGTAGCTCAGGTAACTAGAGTTAAAGTTAAAAAAGTTGCACCTTTAAGTGCAGGTGGGACTATTTTTGTTAAAAACTATACGACTAGTTCAGGAACAAATGTATCTCAAGAGGAAATTGTAGGAGCTACAAATAATGGGGCAACTGTAATAATAAGAATTAGTAATGTACTTACTTATAATTCTAATTACTCTAGTACTAATACTATTGACCCTGGAGTTGATAGTGATTTTGTTTATAGAGATTTTACTAACGCTTATCAAGGTGACGTTAACACTTTAAGTTTTGCAGACGGTACAGCCGAAATAGAGGATGGTGCTATAGAAGTTATTGTACTTACTTCAGGTGAAACACTAAACGATTACGAACCTATCGCACATAGCACATCAGCTTCAATATCGTTCAACAACGATTTGAGAGATGTTACTACAAAAGATAGTGCTGGCTTTCAAGAAAACATTGGTGGACTTAAATCGTTTGAGTTATCATCTGACGCACTACAAGACATTAATGCTGACTTAGACTTCAAAGAGTTTTACGATGATATTAACGAACGGAATGAAGTCATTATAAAATTTGCAGAACGTGACTCAGGTGTTAAATGGGAAGGAAGTGGTTACATATCAAGTCTTTCTATGGATGCAGGAGTCGAAGAGAATGTTACTTATTCTGTAAGTATTACAGGTACATCATCAGTAGTTAAAGGTACATACTAATAAATAAACACAAATAAAAATGAAAAAGGTAGAATTAGGCGGTCAGGAGCGACCAATCAGATTTAGTTATTTATGCTTAAAAGAAATCTGCAAAAAGTTAGGTTTAAAGCTAAACGAATTAAATCAGTTAGGATCGGAGATAGACCACATCGGAGTTATCGCTTACTTTGGTTTGAAGTACGGAGCTAAGAAGATAGGAGAGAAGTTTACTTATAAAATCGCTGACATTGAAGAGTGGTTAGATAACGAAGATTTCTCTAAAATATCTGAAATATTCGAAGCGTTCCAACTTGACCAACCTCAAGGCGAGGGAAAGTAGTTGAGGGAGAGGAGATAGATTCTGAGGAAGGAGATATTGACTGGGACAAATTAGAGCAAATCGGTTTAGGAATGTTGGGGTTAGGTTATGATGAATTATATAGTTTAACCCCACGTTCTTTTAATAATCGCTTAGAGGGCTTTAAAACGTATCAGGAACAACTCTCACAGAACCAATGGGAACAAACTCGGATCATATTGATGGGAAGTTTGCAACCTCACTCAAAAAAGAATCTAAAGCCACAAGAGATATTACCTCTTCCTTGGGATAGTAAGAATAAGCCGAAAAAAGAGATAGCTTCAAAAGAACACATACAAAAGGTTCTCGAGAAATACAATAAAAGTAAGTTTAATAAAATATAAAAAGTAATGGGGTTCTCAGTAAAGACCATATCGATAATTGTCGCAGCTAACATTAAAGGGTTAGAGAAGGGAATGGGTAAAGCTAACAAGAGTTTAGCTAGATTCGCTTCGGGTGCAGCTCGTATGGGTTCTTTACTTACCTTTAGTGTAACAGCTCCTTTAGCCGCACTAGGTAAAGCGGCGGTAGATACATTTGTAGACTTCGAGGATGGGATGATGAAAGTAGCTGTTGTAACAGGTGCTACTGAAACTCAAATGAAGTTACTAGAGGGAACTGCTAGAGAGCTTGGTAAAACAACCCAATTTACTGCAAGTGAGTTCGCTGAACTTCAACTTATACTAGGTCGTAAAGGTTTTGACCCTAGTCAAATAATGGGAATGCAAGAGGCTATCGCAGATTTAGCTTTAGCAACTGGCGAAGGTTTAGCCCTTGCAGCAGAAACCGTATCAGCATCTATAAACGCTTTTAATTTAGAAGCAACCGATTCAGCTAGTGTAGCGAATACTTTAGCTATGGCTGCTGCCAATTCATCTATACAACTTAACACGTTCTCGACTGCTTTCGGTCACGCAGGGGCTTCGGCAAATGCAGTAGGGGTTTCTGTAGAGCATCTATCAGCAATGATGGGTGTACTTATGGATAATGGTATTAAGGCTTCTAAGGCAGGTACAGGACTTCGTAAGGTGTTTAGTAAGTTAAACGAAGAGGGCGTTCCATTTACATCGGTACTAGAGGATATGGCTTCAGGTCAAATGACCTTAAATGACGCTACAGCTCTAGTAGGTGAAACAGCAGCTAATCAATTACTTATACTTTCTAATAATTTAGATAAAGTAAATGAGCTTACTAATAGCTACGAAACCAATACAACTGCCCTTGGAGAAATGGCAGCTAAAATGGAGTCTACCACTCAAGGTAAGATTAAGAAAATGCAATCTGCTATCAATGAATTGGAAATTGTATTTGGTGAACTTTTAACGGAAAGATTATTACCTATAATAGAAAAAATTACAGAATTAGCAAATAGGTTTTCTGACTTAGATAAAAGCACTCAAAACACTATAATAGATGTGCTAGGTATTGCAGCAGCATTTGGTGTTTTATTGCTAGCTGTAGCAGGTATAGTATCATTGCTAGGGATATTAGGTAGTGCTTTTTTAAGTGTTGCAGGATTTTTTGCTCCTATAATAGCAGCTTTCCTTACGTTTGATGGTTTAATGACCGTTATTACAGGGGGGCTAGTTTATCTAATTACTTCAATAACAAACGCTACTATAGAGTCAGAAAAATTAGCAAAGGCTCAAGCAAAAGTAAATAAAGAGTACGAAGATTTTAGTAGATTTATACTTACAGCACCTACAAACGTACAAGCGTTTGTGCAAGGTGACATAAAAAGAAACGAACAACTAAAGTTAGAAAACGCAAGAATAGAAAGGAATAACGCTTTATCTAGAAAGCGACTAACCACGGCTCAACAGTTTATGAAGCTGATGTCAGGTCAAGACCTTGGTGGTAATACTTCTGAACCTCAGCTTAAAGGCGGTCGACCTAATATGGATGATATACCTGCAAGAGAGCCGCTATCTCGTTTTGGCGATCAATTAGGTTTAGCAGCCGAACAAATAGTAACCTTAAATCAATTAGGAACGGATATGCTTTCTAATTTTTCTGATGGATTTGTTGGTTTATTTGAAAAGCAAACAAGGTATGTAGAAATCAACGGAGTAATGCAAGAGCAAACGATTAGCTTCGGTGAGAAGTTTGGTACTTTTGCTTCTCAATTCCTAATCGATATAGCTAAAATGATAGCCAAAACAGCTATCTTAGCAGGGTTATTACAATTAACAGGTTTGGGTACTGCGAAAACATTTGGTGGTAACTTTATGAATATTTTAGGTTTTGCCGATGGTGGTCGCCCTCCTGTAGGTAGACCAAGTGTAGTAGGTGAAAGAGGACCTGAACTATTTGTTCCAGGTTCAAGCGGAACGATTATACCTAACCACGCTTTAGGTGGTGGAGGTGCAGCGGCAATTCCTGATGTAAGAATAAGCGGAGATGATTTATTGATAGTGTTCGATAGAGCTAACAGAAGAAAAGGTTACAGATAAAAAAAAAGGTAAATGGCATTTGGTAAAATAAGACATACTCAAATATTAGGCGAAAAAGGTACGACTTGGTACGTTGAAATTTGGCAAAGAGATTACACAGGTTCGTCTGTTGAATGTGATTTACAAGGCGAAGGTTTTGAAATAACTTGGACGGGTCAAGGTGGTACTAGAGATAGAACTTTTATTGGTTCTGAATGCTCTATAAATATTTATATAAAAAATAATATTGACGAGAATTTTTTATATGAAGAATTGCTTAAAAAAGGTGAACGACACCATTACGTTAGGATATATAAAAACAACATAAACAACAATGGTCTTTGGTGGTTTGGTTGGATAACGCCTGGATTTGATTCAATACAAAACACTCCTTACCCTTATTCTACTAGAATAACAGCAACAGATTCTTACGGATTTTACACAAAATTAAAAGAACAAGAACTTGCAAATGAAGAAGCTAGAAATACAACCGAACCTATAATAAATAGGATTCAAGACCTTGCAAATAAAATGTCTTTTGCATTAGCAGGAGAATTTTTAGATAATACAACATCACCAAATCCAAGTACACGTCAATGGTTACGAACTGCTATTGATTGGTGGCGACCTGAAGATACTTATCAATCTGAAGATTCTTTTGACCTTTATGGTGCTACTATTGGTGCTTTTACTGAACCTTTAAAATACGATACAGAAGGTAATATTGATAATGCTGATAAAGCATTAAAATACAAAGCATCAGATGTATTTGATGGGTGTTTAAAAACTTTTAACACAATAGGTTTTTTAGCTGAAGGTTACTATTATTTTATACAGCCAAACAATTTAGTAAACAATAATAATGGTACTTTAAATGT